TCGTTAAAGATTTTCTTCATCTTGTATTGTATCTAATAGGTTATTAATTGCAGCCCATTGCGCCGCTGCGTAGCGTGTTGCCTTGTCATCAGCACCAAAGCGCTGACGCATGTAGAGAAGGTCTTGATACATCTCAGCCTCTTGGCTTCTGATAAGGTCTAAAATTTGTTCTTTGCTCATGGCTTATTTATTTAAGTAGTTGTTAATTTTTGTTATCATTTTTTCGTAAGCGGTAAGCGTGTCTAAATGGCTAAATGTACCAAACATAACTTGTCCGTTTAAATAAGCTACTGCCGTAGTAGCGCCGCCTTCTTGCATTGTTTCTTCAATTTGAAAGCCTTTGTAGTTTAGTGTTGTTTTCATAACGTTGTGGTTTTTGTATATGCAAATATATACACTAATTCGTTATTAACAAAAAAAAGTTGCATTTTTTTAACATTATTTTTAAGATGCTAGTATTTACGTGGGTTACAGACGCAAAATATTTTTAGAAATTTTACCTTTTGTAACAGAATAAGGGGTAATTAATGCCCCATTTGTAATAAAGTAAGGGTAACAAAACAAAAAAGCCACCCCGAAAGGTGGCCTTAACAATTATGAAACGTGTAAAGTTACGTAAAAAAGTATTCGTTTATGCTTTTGCGGTGTTCGTCGTAGTTAAAATGTACAAAGCCCGACTTCCCAAGTTGAAAGTTTGTAGCTACCCAGTTGCTAGACGGGCTAAATGCAGGATAATTATAATACTTGAAAACGTCCGAACTAGAGCTATCGAATAAGTATAGGTGGCTATCGCCTTTTTCAAAGGTAATATCTAGGCCTTTGTTTACAAGTTGTTTCGTGTTTAGGTAGCCGAGTATTTTGTTTATTTGGTTTGGATCTATTTTCGGTTTGAAACCGTGCTTTAAATTGTGCGTGTCTTTTCCGTGCGTTGTAATAAAACAATAGTTACCAACTAGTTCGTAGTCTATAAACGCCGTTTGGTTAATTACCTTCACGTGTTTTAAGTCGCGTTCGACGTATGTTTTGAAAGACTGGTTAACGAAGTACGCAAAGTCGCCGCTATGGTTGTCGTTGCAAATGTTACGAACGTGAATAGTTTTGTAGAACGGCGCAAGGTATTGCAGTAACAAGGTCTTAAACTGAAAACCAACGTCAAACGCTTTTTGGTTGCTCATGTTTTGCGGTAACGCGTGGCCGCCTCTAGTCGTTTGGGCATTGAACCCGTCTAAGTAGTCGCCGAGATCCAGAATATAAAGCGTGTCGCTGTTCTGTTTTTCTAGCGTGTAACTAATCATTTGTTCTAAGCGGTCGAATAGTATGTTTTCGTTCCATTCTGTGCCGTACATGCTGCGCCCTTTGTCGCTTGCGTCCATTCCTATATGTACGTCTGTAAATACTAGCTTGTCAAATAGGCCTTTGTGCGTTCGTTTTTTTGTAGGTTCTACAACTAGTTTCGGCGCGTCTTTAATTAGGGCATGAAAGTCTACGTTTTGAATGTCGAAGTCGTTACCAAAAGACGGATTTTTAAAGAATAAACTAGCGTCGTTTGTTTTTAACCAGCCGTGTTTTACGTCTTTGTCGTTTAGTCCTAGTTCGTTAGCCTTGTTTTTAATTGCTCTATATTGTTCTATTAATACAAGCTCGTCGGCCTTTAATCTTATTCTAGGTATCTTCATAAAACGGTTTTAGAAAACTTAAGTAGCCAGTTTGCAAGAAAGCCCATGCCAAACCCTATAATAAATAGCCACAAGTTAGCTTTTGTTTTCTTATTGCGTTCGGTTTTCCACTTAACGACCTCTACTTTTTCTAGCATTTTTATTGTGTCGCGCTTTAGTCTGTATTCTATTCGTGTTTCTAGTCGCGTTTTAGGCACAAAAGAACGCTTGTAACGCACTATTGTATCTTTTTTGTATATTACCCTTTCCCATGCAATAGAGTCTCTTAAAACGTACGGAATCGAGTCAACCGAAAGTATTGTAATTGTGTCTTCTACGGTGTCGCAGCGGTAACCTTTTTTAATCGCCTTATTTATATGGTAATTAACGCCGCAACTTGTCACAATGATTGCCAAAATAAGTGACAAAAATATAAGGCTATAAGCTGAAAGTTTTTTCATTTTATAAGGTTTTAAGCTAAAATTTCGAAGTGCATCCAGTCGTAGTTTTTGGCTCTACCTAAACTTAAGAATCCGTGTTTTTCAAAAATGTCTAGCATTTGTTTGTATTCTGGGCGTGCAAAGCGTGCAGTTTTAGAAGTTTCCTTTAAGGTGTTTCGTGCGGGGTCTAAATCTATGGCAATACCCCACGCGTGCTTTGACCATGACGTACCGCCGCGCATTTTGCGAAAGTTGAAACAACCCCCGTAAAGGTCTATACCTAGTTCTACTATACGTTCGTACCCATAGACGGCTAAAAGTTCGTTAAACACGCTTAAAAAGGCTTTAGCTACGTCTTTATGGCAACGCATCTTTGTTACTTTGGTGTCTAAGTCCCATGCAATACGCATAGGGTAAGGCAAATTAATAGTAGTTAGGTACGTTCCGCGTTCGTTTGGCGTTCCGTATTTTGCTAGGGCTTGTGCAGTTGTTAGCATAACTTGTTTTTAAAGGTACAATTGTCCAGTTTTTTGTCCGTTTTACTGGACATTTTAAGTGTTTTACACTTCTCTTAAGTAAATAACCCCGACAACAGTATCATCGGGGGCGCAGTTTAATCGAGTTACTCACTCAATAACAAGCACTGCAAGCTACTTTAAGTCTTCTAATTGCTCTTTGCTACGTAAAACAAAGGCTTTAAATTTATCCCAAACATTTACGCCCGTAACACTAAAATAGCTTTCGTTTATGCTTTTAACCTCAGTCACTACGCAAAAGAAAGTAAACATTTTTGTTAACACTAAATCAATGGCAATAAATTGGCCTAGAATGTCGGCTACTACAAATTTTTCTAGTAGGAAAATAAACACAATAGCGCCAGAATATAGTAGGCTTTTGCTAATTGTATGGCTTAGGCGTCGCGATCTTATAGAAACCCAACCGCCCTTTTTAACGCTGCGCCAAATACCGAAGGCGGTATCTAGAACTATCGAAAGGATAGCTACCAAAACAAGCGGTGTAACGGGTGCTAAAACCGACAACACGGCAAAGGCAAATATTTGTAGTTTAGTTGTCATTAGAAAACCATTATAGCGTTGTTATAACCGTTGTCATTGTAACGCTGGCCACAACGTCCAAAACACGTACCTACGCAGTCGCATGCGTCAATCATTGGGCGTAAATCTGTGTCGCGGTTTTGCAAGCTAGTGAATAACGGAAACAAATTTTTGTTAGCTAGTAACCATCTAGACAAACGGGCTTCAAAGAAACTGGCTTTTTGTGCGTAATGCTCCATTGAAAAGGCAACCTCGGCACGGCTTACACTATTTGAATAGTCGCCATTCTGTGTTTGAATACCTTTGTTTTTAAGTTGGTAAGATAGCCCGAAAACGGCATCCTCTGCCGAACGCCACGCCACCACGGGCTGAATAAACGTAACTAGGTCTTCTTCGTCGTTGGTTAACGTTTGGTTATTATAGGCGTCTAGTAGGTAGTTGTAAAACACCGAACCCAAAATAGGTTGTACTCTTAGGTCGGACTGCGTTTTAATGTACGGGGTTACGTCTGTAACGTCTACGTTCGCCGTTATTGGCGTGTTCGTCTTTAGGTAGTTTTCGGTTATGAAGTAAATCATTTCTTAAAGGTTTGGGCTGGTTCTGGTTGTGCTACTACGTCGCCACCTTCTACGGGTGGTAAGCTTGCAAGCGCTCGAACTTCGTTAGGTGTCATTGTATCTAGGACTTTCGTAGCTACTAACGGCGACATTGCGTTAAGCGCGTCCTGCGTTTTGCTAGCGTCGCCCTCACCTTCTACAATTGTTTCGTGAATAATCTGGAAATTCTTAATAGAAAACGCCGCGCTAATTCTTGAAACGTTTAATAGTTCTTGAAATATTTCGGTTACTTGTTCGCGTAACGGAATAACCACGTTTTTTTCAAATATTACGTAGGCTTGTTTAATGTCCGCGCCACCGCCTAGCGATCCAGTTGTGCGCACGCCCATTAAGATAGGGTCGATTGTATGGGCAAAGCAAATTTGTTCCGTGTTTAAAGCACTAGCCTCTTGAAACAATTTGTCGTTTTGGTTAACTGGGATGCTTTCAATTTTTGGTAATTGGTCCTGACTATTTGCAAAGAACGCCACACCCTTACCAGCGTTGGCCGCGCCTTTCATTCGGTCTATTGTGTCGCGTAATACTTTCTTTTCTTCTTCGCTTTGTGGGCGTTTAGGGAAAAGCATAGCAAAAGACGGGAAAATAGAGTTCTGAATGTTCGACTTTGCGAAATATGAAAGCTCACCCGAAAGGAAAGCGAAGTTTAACGCGCTAGAATACTGCGGAAGTGGGTAATAGTCCTGCCCGATACTAGGTAATTCGTACGCCCAAAGCTGGCATTTGTCAGCACAAAGCGGGTGAAATGGTTTTATTTCTTCTACGTCAATACGGCTGCTCCAATCCTCGCATAAATAGTAGCGGTCTTTGCGGTTGTTAATACGGACCTTTTCAGGGCTAACGTTTTCGATGCTTTTAACCTTTCCTTTGTCGTCAAAATACAACTTAAAGTAAACACGGTGGTGCATTACTAGTTGTTTGGTAACGGCTTTTACAGACTTTGAAAGCTTCATCTTTTTCTCCCAAGTGTAAAGCGCTAGCTTTTCGTCGGGTGTAAGCTTGTCTGTTTTTAGTTCGTAGCCCGCACCGATGGCAGCGTTAACTTTAAAGTCTACAATAGCACCGTGTAACGGCGACATGTAGTAAAGTTGGTTTAACGTTTCGGGGAAAAGGTTGTCCTGCCCGAATGGCACGTAGCCCGCTACTTGGTATCGTCCGTTAACGTAAGGCAATGTTAAGTTACCGCCGCCAATTTTACCAAAAGGCGTACTAAAGGACTGGTAGCCCTCTATTACTTCGGTTTTAGGTTGTTTGAATCTATCGAAAATTCCCATTGTTTAGTCGTATATCGAAGAAACGGCAACGCCAGCAACAACCATGCGGCCTTCTTCTATTAAATTTAATTCGTCTGTATTCGTGTTTTCGTCTACTATTATAGGCGTGTCACTTTCGTAAACGCTATATTTGTATTGGCCTTTGATTAGCGTAACGTCTACGCCTTCTTCTAACGTGAA